ATAGCTATGTTTAGCGATAACGTAGAAGATATTGAAGAGGTTGAAGCAAGTAGTGTATTAGAAGAGATAAAGAAACTATTAACCGAAGATGTAGAATTAAAGTCTTATAGTGATTATCCACAAGGTGCAACTAATAATGCTAAGAGAGCATTAAAATATAAGAAAGAGAATGGAAGTTCTTGTGGTACAAGTGTTGGCTGGACAAGAGCAAGTCAGTTAGCTAACAGAGAACCTTTAAGTAGAGATACTATTGCGAGAATGGCATCATTTAAAAGACATCAGCAACATAAAGACGTACCTTATTCAGAAGGTTGTGGTGGTATTATGTGGGATGCTTGGGGTGGTTCTGCAGGTGTTAATTGGGCAATATCTAAACTAAAAAAGATAGACAATGAGAGCTAAATATTGCAAATGTAAGAATACTTATTCTATTGATTGTGATAAGTACTCAAAGAAAAGAAAATGCAATGCAGACGAGTATTGGAAGCAAGGCATAGGCTCAATTCACAAGCAAGAAGAAGAGTGAAAATACGACAGTAAAATTTTAAATAGTTATATTAATATAAACCAATAAGTATGAAAGCGACAGAAATCCTTAATAATGTCAAAGAGCTTTTAAATCTTTCTAAAGAAGAGATAAAAGTTGAAGACATTGCAGTTGAAGAGTCGGTAGAGTTATCTACAGAGGAAGTAACTGAAGAAGTAAAAGAGGAAGTAGAAGAAGTTATACTTGCTGAAGAGCCTAAAGAAGAGGTTGTAATCGAGGAGGAAGTTGAAGCTCCTGCTATGAGTTACGCTACTTCTGAAGAATTATCAGCAGTAAAAGCAGAACTACTTTCTATGATTAAAGCATTAATCGAAGATAAACCAATGGGAGAATCTAAAGAAGTTCCTCAAGAGTTATCTAAACAAGAAGAAGTTGAATTATCTGAAAATGTAAAAGAAGTTGTACATTCTCCAGAGGCTCAAATCGAAAAGAAAAAAAGTTTATTATCAAACCCAAACAAATCTATGACTATCGAAGATAGAGTTAATAGAATGTTATTCAATTAAAAATTATATAAAATGGCTACTACTACAGACATCGTAAACTCAAGTTACTCAGGAGAATCGGCAGGAAAATACATTTCTGCAGCTCTATTATCAGGTAACACTATTGCAAATGGTGGATTAACTATCCGACCAAACGTAAAATTTAAAGAAGTTGTTAAGAGATTGGAATTAGATGGAATCACTAAAAATGGTTCTTGTGATTTCAATGACACTTCAACTTTGACTTTAACTGAAAGAATCCTTGAACCAAAGGAATTACAAGTTAATTTAGAACTATGTAAGCAAGATTTCCGTTCTGATTGGGAAGCAATCTCAATGGGATATTCTGCATTTGACAACTTACCATCTTCTTTCCAAGACTACTTAATCTCTTATGTTGCTGCTAAAGTTGCACAAAAGAATGAGCAGAATTTATGGGCAGGAGTTGATGGAGAAGGTTCATTTGATGGTTTCTCTACTTTATTAGCTGCAGATACTGATTTACCAGCTGCACAAGCTATTACAGGAACTACTGTAACTGCTGCTAACGTAGTAGATGAATTAGGAGCAGTAGTAGATGCAATTCCTTCTGCTTTATATGGTAGAGATGATTTATTCATCTATGTTTCTCAAAACATCTTTAGAGCTTACAAGAGAGCTTTAGGAGGATTCCAAGCTAACGGACAAGGTGCTGCTGGTGTAGGTTCTCAAGGAAACAACCAAGACATCAACATCTTATACTTTGATGGTGTAAAAATCTTTATGGCTAATGGATTAGCAGCAAATACTGCTATCGCAACTACTAAAGATAACTTACAATTTGGAACAGGTTTATTATCAGACCACCAAGAAGTTAAAGTGCTAGATATGAGTCAGCTTGACGGAAGTCAGAACGTTAGAATCATAATGAGATTTACGGCAGGTGTACAATACGGAGTTGTTGAAGACATCGTAACTTACGGAATCTAAGATTCAAAATAAATAAACAGAAAGAGGGTGGGTAATTACTACCTACCCTTTTTTTATAACTAATAATTAAAAAATAAATACTATGTGTGATTTTATTACGGCAGGTAGAACAGAACCTTGTAAAGATAGTGTTGGAGGAATCAACGCTGTTTACTTCATTCCTTTTGGAGGATTAGGTCTTATTACACCAGACACAACAGATGAGGATGTAATCGCTACTGTTGGTGGAGACCCAGATGCTTATAAATATAATGTTAGAGGAAACTCTACCTATACTGAAAACATTCAATCAAGTAGAGAGAATGGAACTACTGCTTTCGAGCAAGTATTAGAGTTAAGTCTTAAAAAATTAACCAAAGAAGACCACAAAGCAATTAAGCTACTTTCTTTTAACAGACCTCATATTCTTATTGAAGACAATAACGGAAATGTATTCTTTTCAGGTTTAGAGTATGGAATGGATGTAACAGGAGGTACTGTAGTAACAGGTGGAGCTATGGCTGATATGACTGGATATACTTTGAGTTTTACTGGTATGGAGAAAAAACCAGCTAATTTCTTAAAAGTTGCAGTTTCAGGAAACACTCCTGAACAAAATATTGTAGCAGCAGGTATAACAGATATTTCCTAATTACTATAATTAATTTAAACTAAACCCTACCATTTTGGTGGGGTTTTTTTATTAAATAAAACAAAAATAAATTATTTAGTTATCATAGTATGTTAATATTACAACCGACATCAGGAGAAAAGACAATTACGATTGCACAACGAACCTTGTTTACCAATAGCTTCGAGGGAAGAGTTTTGTCTGATAATGGAATTTACGAAGAATCTACTTGTTTAACAGTATTTCAAAGTAGAGATTATTCTATGAATATAAGAAGAGATGGAGATGGTAAAGAAGAGACAATAACAAATCTTTCTATAAGTGGTATTCCTAACTTTACTAATGTTGTATTTAATCCAACAATTCTTGAAGAAGACTCTACTTATTATTTAGAGATAACTAAAGATAGTGAGCTTTGGTATAGAGATAAGATATACGTAACATCTCAGACTGCTTCAGAAAGAGTAACTGAGAAACACGAGATAGGTAATGGCACAATATACAAGCCTTATAGTACAGTAGATGATAACACATACATAATATAATGAGTTCAAATAAGAAAAATACAGTTAGTAAAGAATATAAAGATAGCATTAGAGTTGTCAATATGTCTTCTTACCAAGTTCCTACAATCAAAGAGGTTCACAATAAAGAGTGGGTTGCATTTGGAGATGATAATGATTATTTTGATAATCTTATAGATAGGTATCTTGATAGTCCTACTAATGGTAGATGTATTAACGGTATTGTTGATATGATTTATGGTAGAGGTTTAGAGTCTACTAATTCAGACTTATTTCCTGAAGATTATGTTAGAATGAAGAAGTTGCTTAGACCAAGAGAGGTTAGAAGACTTGTTAATGACTATAAGTTATTAGGTCAAGGTGTTATGCAACTAACATACAATAAAGCTAAAACAAAGATACTAAAGGTATCTCACTTTCCTATGGAGACCCTTAGAGCAGAGAAAGCTACTAAAGGTGTTATAAAGGCTTATTACTATCATCCTTCTTGGAAAGACTGTAAGAACTCAGATAATCCTAAAAGAATACCTACATTTGGTAATGGTAGTAAATCTCAAGTAAACGAGCTTTATGTATTTAAACCTTATAGAAGTGGTTTTTATTACTACTCTACAGTAGATTATCAAGCATCTTTACAATATAGTGAGTTAGAAGCAGAGGTATCTAACTATCATTTATCGAATATCGAAAATGGCTTACAACCGAGTTTATTTGTAAACTTTAACAATGGGATACCTAATTCTGAGACTCAACAAGCAATAGAGAGTAAGATTAATCAGAAGTTTAGTGGAAGTTCTAATAGTGGTAAAGCTATTATTGCTTTTAACGAATCAGCAGAAACTAAAGCAGACATAGAGGCTATACACTTACCAGATGCTCACGCTCAATACCAATTCTTATCTGATGAGGCAAGAGAGAAGATAATGTTAGGACACGGAATTGTATCTCCAATACTTTTAGGTATTAAAGACAATACAGGTTTTGGTAATAATGCAGAAGAATTAAGAACTGCATCTGTACTAATGGATAACGTTATTATCAGACCATTTCAAGATGGTATTATCTACGGATTAACAGAGATACTTGAATTTAACAAGATATATCAAGATTTATACTTCGTAACTTTACAACCAATCGAATTTACAGAGTTAGATAACGTATCTACTAAAATTAGAAAAGAAGAAGAAACAGGAGAGAAATTATCTGCTGAAGACAATAAAGACTTTTCTGAAGATGAAGGAGATGATATGATTAATCAATTAGAAGCTTTAGGAGAGGTTTTAAGCGATGATTGGGAGGTAATCCATAGTGAGATATACCAAGACGAGAATGAGTCCGTTAAAATGGCTGAAATCAAGTATTCTGATAAAGAATCTTCAGAAGACGATGGTGTGTATAAAATAAGATATGCTTATATGCCAGAGAGAAAGTCTCCGAACAGTAGAGATTTCTGTAAGAGAATGGAGTTACTAACGGGTAGAAAAGTAGTATTTAGAAAGGAAGATATTAATATGATGTCTTTTAGAGGTGTAAACAAGGAGTTAGGTCATAAAGGCAGAAACTATAGTTTACTAAAATATAAGGGCGGAAAAAACTGCCACCACTATTGGCAATTAAGGGTTTACAAAAAGAAAGATGGTAAGCAAGTTGATTCAGCTAATGCTTATGGAGATGGTTTAAAAGAACCTAACAATCCAAGTGAGATGGGAGAAAGAATGATAGACAGAGCAGATAAAGGTGCTTATCGAAGTACTTTAAATAAAATAAAAAAGACTTTAGGTATATGAAAGCATTATTCATAACAATACAAGATTTAAAGGCTAAGTCAATAATTAGTGGTAGTACTGATGCTGACAAGCTAATTCACTTTATTGAGGTAGCACAGGATATACATATCCAAAATTATTTAGGTGGTAATTTATATGATAAGTTACAAGCTTTGATAATATCGGGAGATATAGACTTACCTGCTAATAGTGATTATAAGAGCCTTAGAGACGTTTATATTAAGCCAATGTTAATATGGTTTACTCAAGCAGAGTACTTTCCTTTCTCTATGTTTAAAATCGATAATGGAGGTATATCGAAGCATAGAGGGGAAGACTCTGACTCTGTTAATTATAGTGATGTAGATAGAATGATGAGTAAGATAAATGATAGAGCAGAATTTTACACTAAGAGGTTCTTAGATTATATCTGTTTTAATAGTAATAAGTATCCTGAGTACAATAAAAATAGTAATGGAGATATGTACCCTGATAAAGACGCTAATGATTTTTCAAGTTTTGTTTTATAATGGATAGTAAAAAAAAGACATATAAGACAAAAACAGTTAACATAATAAAGCTAAATACTTTTTATAATAGTTTTAGTAAAGAGATTAAAAAAGAGAAAAATGGCAAACGAAATATATAACAGTTCTTGGTGGGGTAGTCCAACTGCAACTGGTTGGGGAAATATTTATTATGAATATGCTTTTCCGAGTGAAGGGTCAAGACTTTTAGGTTTATTAGAGGCAAGAGCAACGTATTATGAGAATGCAACTTCTTCACTTGCAATATTAACTGATTTAGAAAACTGTGAATAATGAGTAATTTATTAGAAAAAGCGAGTATAATAACAACACCAACTGCATATAGTGAAGGGGTTTTACATAGTGTTAAGCCAGAGCAGACTTTAGGAAGTGAATTAGTTGTTAATGGAGATTTTGCAACTGATAGTGATTGGACTTATGGTAGTAGTTGGTCAATCGGAGATGGTAAGGCATCTTTTGATTTTAATATAGGTGGTGCATCTGACCTAAGACAAAATAGTGTTTTAACTGTTGGTAAAAAATATAAATTAACATTTGATGTATTAGATTCAAATGGTGGTAATTTTAGTTACTCTCTTGGAGGTAGTGCAATTTTCATAAATAATATTGAAGCAAATACTACATATACTGTTTATGGAAAGGCAGTTGGTGCATTTCTTACGTTAAGAGGTGCAAGTAATTTCATTGGCTCAATAGACAATGCATCAATAAAAGAAGTAATAGATGCTGATTTCACATTTACAAGAAACGATGCAGGAACAAGAGTAAATGCAAGTGGTAATATAGAAAACATAGGAGTTGATTTACCGAGAATAGATTATTTAGGTGGTAGTGGTAGTTTATTATTAGAGCCAGAGGCTTTAAATACTGCAACTGATTCAAATGATTTTACAACTGGTGATTTATTTGTTTTAAGTTCACTTCCAGGTGTTGATAATGGCATTTTAACATCTGCACAAGCTACTTCTCCTGATGGCACTAATAACGCTTGGGAATTAGCAGATAATAATGATGGAAATACAGGTGTAGTTTCTTTGCGTTATTTTAGTACAAAAGTAATTTCTGAAAACTATAATACAGTTTCTTTATTTGTTAAAAAACAAGG